TAAGGATCATCTAAATGCAGAAAACACCTTGGGGAAATTTGGGGTACATTACTTTTAAGAGGACATATGCAAGAAAACTTAAAGAAAATTCTGAACAAACTGAAGAGTTTGAACAAACAATTGACCGTATTATCAAAGCAACAAAAACGCAACTCAAAGTCGGCTTCAGTGAAGCGGAAGAGAAAAGGCTTAAAGAAATCCTAATTGGATTAAAAGGTAGTGTTGCAGGAAGATTTCTTTGGCAACTTGGAACTAAAACAGTAGACAAGTTGGGCCTAGCCTCTCTACAAAACTGTGCTGTTACCTTAGTTAATGAACCCATTCGTCCTTTTACTTGGGCAATGGACATGCTAATGTTAGGTAGTGGCGTTGGGTATAACATCCAGCGCGAATATGTTTATGAATTACCTAAAGTAAAAAAAGTCAAGATAACCCGCCAAGATACAAAAGACGCAGACTTCATTGTACCAGATACAAGAGAAGGTTGGGTTGAATTACTTGAACGGACTCTCAGAGCACATTTTATTACTGGTAATGGATTCACATTCTCAACAATTTGTATCCGAGGAAAAGGAACTCCTATTCGAGGATTCGGTGGGATAGCTTCCGGTCCAGAAGAACTTTGCTGGGGAATTGAACAAATTAATAAATTGTTAAATGAACGAGCAAACAAAAAAGCAAGACCAATTGATTGTCTTGATATCATGAATATCATCGGCTACATTGTTGTTGCTGGTAACGTTCGTCGCTCTGCACAGATTGCTATTGGTGACATGGATGATTTACAATTCCTAAATGCTAAACGGTGGGACTTAGGGAACATCCCAAACTGGAGAGCAATGTCTAATAATTCTGTTGTTTGCAACGACATGAATTTATTACCAGACCAGTTTTGGCAAGGTTATTTGGGCAATGGCGAACCTTATGGATTGATTAATTTAAATCTTTCACGTTCGATTGGGCGCGTTGGAGAAACAGAATACCCAGATCCAGATGTAATTGGGTATAATCCATGTGCTGAACAGTCATTGGCGGATAAAGAAACTTGTTGTCTTGCTGAAATATTTTTACCAAACATCCAATCCGAAGATGAATTATTTGAGGTAGCAACATACCTTTATCGTATTAATAAACATTCTTTAGCTCTTTCTTGCCACCATCCAGAGACACAAGATATTGTGAATTACAATATGAGGATGGGTATCGGTATAACAGGTTACTTACAGGCAACGAAGGAACAGAGGAGTTGGTTACCAAATGTCTATAAAGATTTGCGTAAATATGATAAAGCTTACAGTGAGGATAAAGGATTTAACCCTTCCATTAAACTAACAACGGTTAAACCAAGTGGAACTTTGTCGTTGTTAGCAGGAGTAACCCCAGGAGTTCATCCAGGATATTCACAACATTACATTAGACGTATTCGAATTGCTTCTAATTCTCCACTTGTAAATCTATGTAGGCAGAATGGTTATGAAGTCGAGTTCCAACGGAATTTTGATGGTACTACTGATACTAATACTGTTGTTGTATCTTTCCCTAGTTCTTTCCCTACCGGAACAGTTCTAGCAAAAGATGTAACAGCTATTGATCAATTAAACTATGTAAAAGAACTCCAAACTAACTGGAGTGATAATGCAGTTAGTTGTACAATTTATTACAAAAAAGAAGAACTTGATTCGATTAAACAGTGGCTAAAAGAAAATTATAACCACAATGTAAAAAGCGTTAGTTTTCTTTTACACAGTGAACATGGATTTGATCAAGCACCACTTGAAGAAATAACAAAAGAAAGATACAATGAATTAATTGGTAAATGTAAGCCAATTGAAAGTGTCGAAGTAAAAGAAAGCGACATACAAGACTCTTTCGAATGTGTTTCTGGAGTTTGTCCAATCAAATGAATTATCTTATGGAATATGATTTAATAAATAAATCACCACTAGCACCAGTAGCAGGTGTTTATCGGTATGAATTAATACCAGCTGAACAACCGATGGATTACTATATTGACTTGTGGTATCTTTATGGATTGGGTGATAATGAAACTTTATTGTCCTCAATGGAAGATACTATGTATTTAGAAGAAGGGGATAGACTTGTTCTAGATGCAGATGGTAAAGTGGTTATTAAGAAGAAAGAAAAACATTTGAAATTGGTGGTCAATAATGGATAAAATAACAAGATATAAAAAACTATTCCCAAGTGAAGATGGTGTTGATGATTTAATCGTACACCCGTCTGGTAAAGTGACAATGCCAAAATGGTTAATTTGTTTATTACTACATAGTTCCGGTATTAAATCTAGAAAAAAAAGAACTGTTAAAAAGATTTTAAAGACCCAACTTAAAAAGCTAATAACAAATTATGTCGAACCAGAAAACAGAGAAAATTAATATAAAAACAAGCGATGGTACATATGTTGTTACAGTTAGTTTATCTTCTAGTTTAGAAGATAAAAAGGTAAATGCAGTATACAGCAATGGTACAATAACAGCTTGGATATCCAACTTTTGGTGGGAAATACCAGAAGACGACGATAAAGCAAATAAAGATGCTGAACCACCTAAACAAAAGCATTGTTGGCATGAGTGGAAAGAATATATTGGCTTTACCGAACGTTATTGGTATTGTGAAAAATGTGACAACAAATCTCAGGAAAACCCAAACAAATGTTTTTAAAATTAACAAAATTATCCGGCGCAAAAGTCAGAGTTAGCTCTGAACACATTTCTTACTATCATTTGTGGGATGGTGGAACCTTAATTGTATTTCAAAACGGCAAAGACATACAAGTCAATGAACAACCAGAATTATTGGATAGATTGTTACAAGATTCATACGTAACAATTAAAGAGGCATATGAAAATAGAATTGGCGAAATACCACAACATCCGACCAACTATCAAGTCGATGATAGAGAATAATCAAAATCGTGGCCATGTTGATCTTGTTGCTAATATGGCTGTCGCCTGTAACTGTCCTGTCATTGTATGTTGCTATTATTATGCTGAAGCTTTGGGATATATGCCAGAAGAAACTAAAAATCAAATAAACAACTTGATGATTTTTTATAACTACAATAACATTGAGGGCATTGAAACCCTAAAGGAATTCAAATGAGAGAATATTACCTAGTAACAAAAACAGATACTTTATTTTTAGATTTGTGTAACTCACCTATCTCATTACACTCATCATACGAAGCAGCAAAACAAAAAATCAGTGTAATGAATAAGAATGACGAAAAAAATAATGTAACACACAACGAATACAAAATACATCCAATGGAATTAATAGAAGAACTTAATGAATTTCAAATACAATTAAATCTTTTATGAAGAAAAAAGAATATACTATTCAAGTAGACGGTAACAGAACAACAGTATCATCGCCGGATTATTCAACTACTACAGTTGCATCGAGTGACGCCAACAAAACAGCAATAAAGATTCATCACCCAGAGCATTACAATAAAGGTATTGAATGCTGGGACTACATTGTATCTCACAACATGGGATTTCTTGAAGGTAACATCATTAAGTATGTCACCAGATACAAGCATAAAAATGGTAGGGCTGATCTCTTGAAAGCTAAAGAGTATCTTGATAAGCTATTGGAAGAGGTTAAGTAAAAGCAGCCCCAATTTTATCCAGTATGTTAAAGTAAGTTTAACTTACTGACTAGGAGTGTTATGACATTACCAGACGAAAGAACCAGAGCAATTGTAAAAGCTAGAAACTTTCTTTATGATCTAACAGACCCAAAGAAAACTCCTCGTATTCCTAAAGCTATTAGAAAAGAAGCATTCCGTATTCTCAAGCATTACCCTTGGGATTCTTATCTAGACATGACGGCAGAAGCTTTGCCTGATGTCTGGGGTAAAACAGATGATTGATATGGCTTGGGGTAGCCCATCATTCTTAGCACCATACTGGGCATCCAACCCTATTAATGTTGATAAAGTTAAAAAACCAATTAAATATGAAATTGGATCTAGACGAATCTTAAAAAGAAGAATAAAACAGTTACACAAAAAAGTTGGAAACGCCGATGTTAGGAATAAACATATTGTTGTTGGAGCCGGAGCTTCACAAATAATTTTAGCTCTACTACATGTGTTAAAAGAGTCATCAGTTGGATTCGATAGCGCATATGCTCATCCTCCTCATTTCTCTAGATTCCCAGCATTTGCAAAGTACGCAACACTTGATTGGCGATATGCAGATAAATCAATCCTAATCACATCCAATCCAAACAACCCCGATAATACAACAACAGATATATTAGATGCAGTTATAGTTGATGCATGTTACAACTGGCCCCAATACACAAGTGAAGTTAAAAAGTATAATCACCCTATTGTAGTTTTTTCTCTGAGTAAAGCAACAGGTCATGCCAGCACGAGAATTGGTTGGGTTATTCTTAGGGATAAAGAACTAGCTAAAAAACTTGAACAACACATTGAAGTTACAACCGGGGGATTATCGATTGATGCACAAGTTAAAGCTGAAAAAATTATAGAACACCAACTTCAATCATCTCATACAGTATTTGACTATGGTAAACACATCTTAGAAGAAAGATGGAAACTGTTAAAAAAACTTAACCACGAGAATAAAATACCGTTTTCATTGGAGAATACTTCTGGAATGTTTTTATGGGCTAAAGGAAATTGTCCCGAAGATGTATTACATATGAAGGGATCTAATTTTAAATCAACAGATGATTACTTCCGTTTGAATATTGGTTGCTCTCAAAAAAATTTTAATGAATTTATAGAATTATTGATCAATGGTTACGCTGATGAACTTATGGTCCGCCCAAAGTGAAGGCCCCATTGATGAGAGGTTGCAGGTGCGCGTACCTTAGTTGATAAAAAAATGGGCACACATTTGACACTACCTACCACAAACAGTATCATCTAGATATGAGTAGGCTATATCGTTTAAAGTTACACGATAAGACAATCAAATATCTCAACAAAATTAAAAGAGAATATGATGTTAAAGTTTCTGTTGGAAAGATTCAGGACTTTAATATCAATGAATTTTTTGATATTGATGGCACACCGCTCACAGCAGGATCAGCCGCTGGATATTATTTTGCAACTTTTGATGGGTCTGAATATCTTTATGTAGCCAATAAACAGGTGTACAAAAAAGGCCACGATGCTATTGTACTACATGAGATAGGCCATCTACTATTAAATAGACACCGTTATGTGAAATATAAAAGCCAAGAAGAATCATTCGCAAATGGTTTTGCTCTAGCTAAAGCACAAGAACTTGGTATTTACATTGACCCAGATATGGTTGTTGAAATGTGTAAGTACTCAGATAAATATTATAAGAAAACAATTAAGAAAGTAAAACGTAAATGAAGAACAAACTTTCTCACAGTGCATCAAACCAATTCATGGACTGCCCTACAAAGTGGAAGTACCACTATGTAGATAGGCTTCGTTCTAAGACACACCATGCCGCTCTTGCCTTCGGTTCCGCTGTAGACTCGGCTGTTACTACTCTACTTAAAGGCGGGGAGAAGAAGCCCGAGGATATCTTTGCCTACTTTTGGAGGTTTCAAGATATCAATGGCAAACAAACCTACCTCCCCACTTCCACTCAAATTGTTTACGCCAACTCTGATTATGATGAGGAGCTACTCCTCCCAGAAGATATTGATAAACTTAGAGAAGAGTTTAAACTAGAAAATCCATTAGCTGAAGTACAGAAAGTGTATTCTGAAAAAGAATATATGGGGTTTGATGGACTCCCTGAAGATAGGAAGAAGATTCTAAACTACGCCAACTGGCTATCACTCTATCGCAAAGGCTTGCTGATGGTACAAGCTGTGCGAGAAGATGTAATGCCAAAGATCAAGAAGGTACACGGCTCACAGGTTTATTGTAAGCTAGAGAACGATGTTGGTGATCTTATCGTTGGCTATGCCGATATGGTGGCAGAATGGGAAGGATATGATGAACCTATTATCTTTGACTTTAAAACTTCTGCGAAAGATTATGCGGTCGATTCGGTACTTACGTCGCCGCAATTAACTTTGTATGTACACTCACTTAGCAGCGAGTACAAGAACACCCGCCGTGCTGGATATATTGTACTAAACAAGAACGTTAGAAAGAACCGCACAAAGATCTGTAAGAAGTGTGATTATCTGAACGAAGGCACTAACCACAAGAGTTGTAATAATACAGTGGATGGTGCGCGTTGTAACGGGGAGTGGAATTCAAAGCTAAATCCTAAGATCCACGTACAAGTTGTGATTGATTTGATTCCAGAAAAAACCGAGCAGATCGTTCTTGAAAACTTTGATTATATCAATGCCTCTATTAAGAATGGTGTATTTCATCGGAATTTCTCAAGCTGCGTGAAGCCTTATGGGAAATGTACATTCTATGGCCTCTGTTATAAAGACGACTCAAGTGATTTAGTTAAGCTGGAGGAGAAATGAGTTACGTTGAGCATTGTAAGAAACACGGTCAGTATCACGGAGAAATCTGTGGGGAGTGTTTTGAGGATCTCAAAGCATTAGAAAAAGCTTATTACGAACAGGAAGAAGAATTAAACGCTACTATGATGGCATTTAATATTCTTAAAAAAGAAAACGAACAGCTACGTGCAATGTTAACTTCCATTAAACAATCTCTGATTGAAATTAGTATTC